GCGTTACCTGCACCCTGCCCTGTCCACTGTGGACCAGCCGAGCAAAACCATTGCGGAACTGCTGGCTGAAGAACTTCTGGCTTCGATGAATGACCCCGCGCGCCATCGTCTGGTTACAGTTCCCTGCCGTCTGATAATCAGGGAATCCACATAATGTTTTTACCTTAAACAACAAGGAGGCGAATGATGAAAAAGAAAAAGAAGCAAGGTCCCGGAAAGATTCGGGGAAGCGGATTGCCGTTCACCCTGATAGAACTGCTGATCGTCATTGCGATCATCGCGATTCTGGCTGGCGTATCAGTCATATGTCCTGGATTACAACGATTATATTCTGGGGGCAAACTGCAACCGCTATTCCTGGCACTCCAACTACATTACCCTGGGGTATCTCAAAGACTGGAAAATCTACCAGTGCCGCGCGGACGACACTGTCGGCAAGGTGAATAATGACACGAACTACGTGATGAACTACCTGACTTACGGTCACATCCATAATCATATGCGGGCGCCCCTCATCAGGCAGCGGGAACTTCAGAAGGAGTTCCGGGGCGCACCCCGGAATCCTGTCCTGTTCATCGACGGGCTGAACAAAACGGAAGCACGCAGTTATGATGATTATATCGGCTTCATGGGACAATATCCGCAGAACCGGATACATCAGAAACCGGCAGGGAGTATCCCGGCGAACCAGCGTCCGATTGATGCACGGCATTCTCTCGGAACCAATGCGGTCGTGTTCGACGGCTCGGCTTTTCTTTCAATGCCCGACGGCTGGCAAAAGGATTTTTCCCGCGTTTTGGAAATCAAAACGGAATGCGGCAAAAGGGTTCCTTTTGAAACAGTGCCGTCGCTTTCGGGGGAAAAGATTCTTTTGAGCGGTGACGTGCGCACGGGCGACGTTTTGACGGTTTGGTTCACGCAGCGGCACGTCGCAACCGAAACAGAGGACACCGTTCCGCCCGCCGACCGCGAAGCTGTTGCGAACTGGGCGGCGGCGTTCCTGCTGGACGGCATGGCGGCGGGATACGCGGGCTCCATCAATTCGACGATTTCGTCGGACAGCGTGGAACACGGTTCAAAAGCGAACAACTACCACGCGCAGGCGGCGGCTTGCCGCAAATTTTACCGCGACCACATGGGACTGGACGACAAAAGAAACGCGGCGGCGGGAACGACGGTCGTCGTGAAGCGTTCGGGAACCAGCGGACGCATGGGCATTGTCAACAGGAGGCGAAACGATGACTGAACCCGTTTATGAAATCGACGGAGCGGTCGAACTGACCAAAGCGTTCAAGTCCGCGCCGGAAATCGTCGAAAAGGTCGGCGTTCGCGCTTTGACGAAAGCGACGGCTTTGCTGGAACGCGAAGTCAAGGAACGCACGCCGTTCGGGGTGACGGGACTGCTGCGCGACAGCATTACGGCGCAACAGCCGTACCGTTCAAGCTTTGACGGGCTGGTGGGTGTCGTGTCGTCGCCGCTGGATTACGCCGTTTGCGTCGAATTGGGAACGAAGCCGCACTATCCGCCGCTGGAACCGATTAAGCAATGGGTTTTGAAAAAACTGGGGCTGCCGATTGTTTCCGTCGAACCCGTCGCCCGCGCCATTGCTTGGAAAATCAAGGCGCGCGGCACGAAAGGAGCGCGAATGTTCGCCAAAGCTTTTGCGGCGAACAAAACGCAGGTTGAACGTATTTTAAGCGTCGTTCCGGAACAGGTGGCGCGGGAAATCAAAAAGGCGGCAAAACAATGAACACGCAGGAAATCAGGAACGAAATCGTCAGAAAAATATCGGAAATCCCCGACATCGGCAAGGTGCAGCCGTTTGAACGCTATGCCAAAGCCCCCGACGCTTTGCGGGATTTCTATATGAAAGGCAAAGAACTGTGCGGCTGGTTCGTGCATCGCGCCGCCGTGCGTGAGGAAGCCTTGTCGGCGCAAAAGACCAAAGTTTGGCAGGATTGGAAAATCACGGGCTTTATGGGGCTGACCGACGCGGCGGCATCGGAAATCCTGTTTGACGCGAAAATCGACGCGATCAGGCGGGCGTTCAGAACGTCGCCGCTGAAATCGGCGGACGACACGGGGTTCGTTCAGGTCGTATCCAGCCAGCCCGTCATGTTTTGCGGGATTTTGTGCCACGCGGCGGAATTGACGATGCAGACGGTGTCTTATGCCGATATTGAATCCGATCCGGACTTTGATTTGGCGGATTGGCTGACGTGCAAAACGGATTACGAAGCGGGATTGACCGCCGAGGATTTGATTGAATTGGGAGGAACAGATGCGGGTGAAGATTAAACCTGTCGGGAAAAAGCGCGTGCTTGATCCGGCGACGAAAACACCGATTCCCGAAAACGGCGTTTCGGTTGAACTGACGACTTACTGGCGGCGCAGAGCCGCGTCCGGCGAAGTCGAAATCATTACGGAAAAGAAAGGAAAATAAATGGGCGACATTTCTTTTGCTCAAATCCCGAACAACTGGCTGGTGCCGTTTGTCTGGTGCGAATTCAATTCGGACAACGCGGTTTCGGGGGCAAGCGTCCAGCCGATGAAAATGCTGGTTGTCGGTCAGAAACTGTCCGACGGTTCCGCGCCCGCTTTGACGGCAAAGCGCGTTACTTCGGTTGAACAGGGACGGGCTTTGTTCGGCAAAGGCTCCATGCTGGCGCGCATGATCGGCGACGTTAAAAACGCCAACAAGGTGACGGATTTGTACGCCATAGCCGTTGACGACGCCGCATCGGGTTCTGCCGCGACGGCGACGGTCACGATTACCGGAATGGCGGGCGAAAGCGGGACGCTTTGTCTGTATGTCGGAGATTACCGCGTTCCCGTCGGCGTGTCGAAATCCAACGCGGCGGCGGACATCGCGCAGGCGTTGGCGGCGGCTGTTTCCGCCGACGGGGAACTGCCCGTCACGGCGGCGTGCGAAGCGGGTGTTGTCACGTTGACCGCCAAGCACAAGGGCGAATGCGGCAATATGTCCGTTCACCTGAACCATTACGACGGGGAAACCCTGCCCGCAGGTTTGACTGTGGCTGTTACGGATTTGACGGGCGGCGCGACCAATCCCGATATCGGCGACGTTATCGCCGCCATCGGGGACGCGCATTATAACTTTATCGCAACGCCGTACACGGACGCGGCGAATCTTTCCGCTTTGAAAACGGAGCTGGAAAGCCGCTGGTCTGCCTTGCGCGCGATTGAGGGAGTGGCATTCGGCGCACTCGGCGGGGAATTGTCCGCGCTGGGGGAAAAGGGCGCCGCTTTGAACGACAAGCACCTTACGCTTCTGAACGCGCACGGGTTGAAAAGTCCGCTGTACGCCGTTGCGGCCTCTTACATGGCGACGGTCGCGCTGTATGCGTCGAACGACCCCGCCGCGCCGTTCCGCTACGCCTTGAACGGCATCATGACCGGATCGGCGGAAGAACAGTTCACGGACGAGGAAAGGAATCTGCTGTTGCACGACGGTATTTCCACTTTCACCCGATCCATTGACGGAACGGCGGTCATTGAACAGGCGATTACGACCTACAAGACAAACTCGGCGGGTGCGGCGGACACCGCGTATCAGGACGTGAATGTTCCGCTGTTGCTGGGGTATTTGCGTTACGACTGGCGCAACTACATCGCCCGCAAATACCAGAACTGGAAGCTGGGCGACGACGGTGCGACGGGGGCGAAAGTGATGACCCCCGCGACCATGAAAGCCGAAGCCGTCGTGTGGTTCAAAACCCATGCCGAAAACGGGCTGGTCGAAAACTTCGACGATTTCAAAAAGAATTTGAAAGTCGAGCGCAACGCGTCCAACCGCAACCGTCTGGACGTTCTGCTGCCGCCCGATTTGATGAACAAGCTGGACGTGGTCGCCACGCAAATCGCTTTTGTACGATAAGGAGGAAACATGACGTTAAGAGTAGCCGGAGCCATCGAGGTCAAGACCGACGGCGGTTTGATGGAAGCCAAAGGGCAATGGTCGTACAACTTGGGACACCCGAAGCGCGAACCGATTTTCGGGGCAAACCTGAAAGTCATCGGGTACAAGGAAACGGCGCAGGAACCCTATATCGAGGGTGAAATTCAGGACAGCGAAGAGCTGGACATCGCCGCTTTGGTTCAGATGAAAAACAAAACCGTCACGCTGTCGTTGAAAAACGGCAAGACGATTTCCCTTAAAAACGCCTTTTACAGCGGGGAAGGAACGGTCGCCTGCGAAGAGGGAACCGTCCCCGTCAAATTCACGGGAACAGATGCTGAGGAGATTGTTTAATGGTCGTTAAATACACCCTTAAAACCCCGATTGCGTGGGGAGAACAGGAAACAATCACGGAATTGACCGTGCGCCGTCCGACGGCTGGCGATTTCCGCGGGATTGAACTGAAACGCAACGTCGAAGTGTCGTTCGACGATATGCTGACATTGGCAAGCCGGACGACGGGAACGGAAAAGGCGAAGCTGGAACGCATGGATGTCGCCGATATGACGGAGGTCTATAAGATTATTTCAAATTTTATCAGTCCTTCCCCGCAGACTGGGAACGCGCCGTCAGACTGCTTGCCGGATACCCCTTTTACATCGATATCGACCGAGTGATGGCGATGAACGCCGACGATTTGGCGTATTGGGTGAAAATGGCGCAAGAGCGATTGAAAGAAGAAGAACAATGGCAAAAGAGGAACTCAGTTTAAAAGTCAAGCTGTTTGACGCGATGAGCGGCGGTCTGTCAAGACTGTCGTCCGCTCTGCGCCGAATGGTCGCGGGCTTCAAAGATGGTTTTTCGGGCTTGTCTTCTTCTTTCAAAGACTTGAAATCGTCGTTTTCAACCGCGCTGTCGGCGTTAAGCGGTCTGGCGGTGAAAACGGCGGTCGTCGGCACGGGGCTGGCTTGGGGGTTCAAGCGGAACTTTTTGGACGTGGCGGCGACATTCGAGGATATGGAAACGGTTTTGACAACGCTGGAAGGGTCGTCGGAGCGCGCCCAAAAAGCCATGGACTGGATTTCCGATTTCGCCGTCAAAACACCCTACGAGCTGAGCGAAGTCACGGAGGCCTATAAAAATCTGGTTTCGTCGGGAATTGATCCGATGAACGGCAGTCTGCTGTCCATCGGCGACGCGGCGGCGGCTTCCGGCAAGCCGCTGATGCAACTGGTCGATGCCGTAGGAAAAGCCAAGTCGGGACAGTTTGAACAGCTGCGGACGGCAATCGGCGGCATTTACAAACTGATCGGGCGCAAGATGACCTATACCTTTTTTGACAAGGATAAACAGAAAGTCACGCTTTACGCCGATGTCCGCAACATGGAAGCCATGGAAAAAATGGTGTACGAGGTTTTCAACCGCAAAGGCTATACGGGCGCGATGGACGGACTGTCGCAAACGTGGTCGGGCATGGTGTCCAATCTGTCCGACCAATGGACGCGGTTTGCAAAAATGGTCATGGAAAGCGGTGTGTTTTCTTGGCTGAAAACGGAGCTTTCCGCTTTGCTGGACAAGGTTGACGCGATGGCGGACGACGGCACTTTGCAGCAATGGGCGCAAAAAACGGGGCGAGCGTTTATAGACGGATTCAACACCGCGAAATCGGCGGTTGCCGACGCGTGGGACGCGTTGAAAGGTTTTGCGGGCTTTGTGCAAACCGCGGTCGGCTTTGTCGGCGGGTTTAAAAACGCCTTGCTGATGCTGGCGGGGGTTATGTCCGGCGCGCTGCTGGTTTCTTTGGGCGTATTGGTCAAGGCTTTGGCGGCGTTCGGGCTGGTTTTGCTGACCAATCCGATCGGACAGTTCGTCGTCATTCTGTTCGCGGCGGGTGTGGCGTTGAAGAAAATCGCCGACTGGTCGTTGAAAATCGCTTCGATTATCGAAAGCGGCACGGGGTGGCTGCTAGAAAAAATCTTCGGCAAACGGGAAAAGAGCGAAAACGATGCGCCGGACGATGCCATGAAAACCGTTTCCGAAACGCCGATGCGCCGTCCCGTCCTGTTTGACGATTCCGCCGTTATTTCGCCCGCGCCGCAAGCTCCGGTCAGACGGGAGGATAAAACTTTGCGGACGGAGGTCGTCATTCGCGGTGAAAATCTGCCGTCCGGAACGCGGCTGAACGTGGTCAATTCCGATGCCGACAGAACGGAAATCGGGCTGACCAGAACTTTGGCGGGGGTGTGACATGGGGTGGAAAGACGATTTAAGCGAAGCGTCGTTCAAAGGTGTACCGTTCTTTGTCGAAAAAATCGAAGACGAATTCGGGCGCAGAATCGTGCATAACGAATTCCCCGGTCGCGACATCGGCACGGTTCAGGATTTGGGCAAAAAGGACGAAATCTATACGGTGACGGGCTTTTTGCTGGGGGATTACGCAAAAAATCTGGAACAGCTGGAAGACGCGCTGAACGAAAGCGGTTCAGGCGCGCTGGTTCACCCTTATCGGCACAAAACGTCCACGGTCGTTCCGGACGGCTATACCGTCGTCCGCGTCAAGGACGACGGCGGGTACGCGCAAATCACCATGCGATTCATTCGCGCCGAATTTGAAGACGGGCTTTTCATCACGACGGATTTTTTGGGAAAGCTTTCCGAAGCGGCGGACAAAGCGTCGATTTTGTCGGCGGCGGAGTTTGCGGATAAATTCGACTTGGCGGGACTGCCCGCGTCTTTGGCGGAGCTGAGTACCACAAAGTTGAACGCGCTGATGAAAACGGTTCTTGAACCCGTTTCAGATGTCGCCGCCGGAGTCAAAGAGTTTCAGGAAGGAACGGCGGAGCTGTATAATTCCGTCGCCGAATGGAACGCCGTGATAGACGCGTTTTCCGACAATCCGCTGAAAGCGTTGGCTGGCGGCGCGGGGTTTCAGCAAAATCTGCTGGATTTGTTCAAATTCCCCAGCCTGTCCGACAAATCGAAATTGATTGCCCAACGCCGCTTTTTCTACGACTTCGGGTCGTCGAAGACCAAGAAAAACGTCGCCGCGAAATTGAAGCGGCAGATTGACCAAAACGAAACGGCGTTGTCCGCTGTCATTCGCCAGACGGCTGTTGTCGCCGCCGTTCAGACCGTTCCGAATGTCGAGTTCGACAGCTATGACGAAGCAGTTTCCCTGCGCGATGAACTGGCGGACGTTTTGGAAACGGAAATCGTGTCCACCAAAAACGTCGCGTTGTCGCAGACCTTGCTGAATTTGCAAAAGACGGTCGTCGAGGCTGTCACGGAACAATCGGCGGATTTGAAAAAAGTGTCGCATTACGAAACGGACGGCGTTCTGCCCGCCTGCGTCATCGCTTACGAACTGTACGGCGATTACGCCAAAGCCGACGAAATCGTCGTTCGCAACAAAATCAAAAACCCGTTGTTCGTTCCCGCGAAAACAAAGCTGGAGGTGTTGGTATGATCGGCGCGTCGCTGACCGTGGACGGTATGATTTACAAAGGCTGGACGGCACTGCAAGCCGTCGGCGCGATTGACGCGATTGCGGGCGAATTCGCCGTTTCCGCCGAACAATCGTGCAACATTATGATTTACCCCGGTGCTTCGGCTGTTTTGAAGCTGGAAAATCAGACCGTTTGTTCCGGCTACATCAGCAGAACGGCGGCGAATTTGTC